TCTTCATTATACGTCTCCTTTAATTGGTCTTGACATTCCTCTTGCAAGACCACCTGAATGATCTGCTAAGTAATGTGGTCCAGTCCAAGCTACACTGTAAGTTTCGAAGATGTTTCCTCTTGCTTTATTAGTGGCTGGAGCTCTGTATCCGGCTGCTTTAAGAAGATCACCAACTTGGAACTTTTTATTTCCTTTATTGATAAATCCCCAGACAGAGCCTTTTGTATCGATTCTAATATATTTAGAACCTTCTGAAACGGTTAAATTCTCTTTGAATTCTTGAACCTGTTCTTCAGGGTTATGAAACCCTTTAGTAAACCTAGCATAATCTTCTACGATTGCGTCAAGTAGTATTGTTATTTGCTTTTCCATTAAATTAACTCCTTATTTAATTATTTAATATAGATATTATAACACAGTTTTTTGCAAAAGTAAAGGACTTTTTGCATTTATTTTCACTTTTTTAGATCATTTTGTTATAAAGGAGTAAAGATTTTATCAATAATTTTACCACATTCTTGCGCAATTTTGATATGTTCTAATTGAGTACCATGATCAGCACGTAGTTCTATATAGTGAATCCAGCTTCTTAGAGTCCCATTAATATACATTCTAGACATAGTTAGGCCTTCAGGTAATACCGCTCTAGCTTGTTCTTTTGCAATACCAGCTTCAATAGCCCAATCATAAGCTTTCTTACATCTTTCTATAATTGTTTCTTGATATGATTCCCATACATAATTGATAGGATCATCTTCCGATAATGGTATAGAATTTTGCCTATTTTTAGTATCTTGTAATCGTGCATTTCGTGTAGTAAACTCTAGATCTTCAGTTGGATCTGCGTATCGTTGACTAAATTCTTGAAATGAAAAAGATCTATGTCTTAAGATTTGCCTAGCAATATCTCTTGGACAATTGATTTCCATACAAACTGAAACCATTTCTAATGGTGACCAATGTTTGTGTTTGATTAAATATTTGACTAGCTTTTCAGCTGTTTCCTCATTGAGCTGATTATCAGGGTTTGATACCCTTGCGCAATAAGCAACCAACTGTAGAACATCGTTTGGAATATCGAAGTCTACAGCTGGTTGTGAATATGATATAAGTTTCACATCCGTCATAATAAATTACTTTCCTTAACCTTCAGATTTAACTAAAGTATAAATGCCCCAAGCAAGACCAACCCAAGCTAAAAGCTTAGCCAATCCACCAAATAAAATAACAGAACCACAGACTGCAATAAGTCCTAATCCATCAAGGGATGTTCTTTCTGCAACTCTATCCATTACCCAATTTTTTGCTTTTACTAACATATATTTCTCCTATGTTTTAAAATCAGCAAACGTGTCTTTACTTTCTCTATCGCCCCACGTTGCTATTGGTTTGTCGGGTGCCATATCTGACATAATGTCAGTTTGAGCCGACTCTTCTACATCGTAAAGTTTCATTCTAGCTCGATCTATACCTACTACAAATCTCTTATAGTAAGTTGGGTCGTTATAACGATTTTTCAATTGTTTAACAAGTAACTGTCCTAGCTCTTCTAATTCCTCAGTAGAAATTAAAGCAAACATTAGATCGGCAGTTGCTGGTAAACCAAACGATTCCGAAGTATCTTCCAAGCCAACATCAGTATTACTATAACCAGATCTTGTTGTTTGCGTTGCACTCATGATTGGAAGATTAAATTCGACAGCCAAACCACGTAGCTCTTCAGCTATAGATTTAACATACGAATAAGTATTTATACTTCCACCTAGGCCTTTTACCCTAGATGAAGCACAAATGTTTAAATAATCCAAATATATAATATCTGGTATAAAATTCTTTTTAAGTTTCAATTCATTAAGTAATGCCCTAAAGTGTCCAGTATGAGCTGCACCTGTAGGATATTCCTTTACAATAAGTTTTCCTATAGAGCCTTTACCAATCTTTTCTATCTTAGAATCAAATACATTCTTTGGTAGTGATTCTAATTGTTGTATTGGTAAGTCCATAAGGTTAGCATCAATACGTTCAGCAATTCTTTCTTCAGCCATTTCCATGGTAATGTATAAAACATTTTTACCTAATTCAAGATTTGCTGCTGCGCAATGACACATAAAGAGTGATTTACCAACACCTGTGCCGGCCATAGCAATATTCAAGGTTTTATTTGGTAAACCACCCTTTGTAATTTTATTAAGATAATCTAGATCAAATGGAATACGTGTTTCTTTAGTATTATAAAATTGGAAACGATCATCACTATTGTCTATGTAATCATGCCCAATATTAGGGTCAAAAGACACACCAAGAGCGTCACTAAGTATATTCGGAATAGCACCGTCATTTCTTTCTTTATCCTTTCCATCAATAATTTGTATTGATTCCATAATTGCATTATAAACTGCTCTATCCTTACACCACTTTTCTGATTCATTAATTAAGTAATCAATGTCAATATCAGATTTTTGTTTAAGTTCGTTTATTAATGTTTGTGTTCTGTTTAAAACATCTTCTGGAGCATTGACTTTTTTTAGTTCTAGTTCTAAAACTTTACCTGATGGTATTTTATTATGTTGATTAACAAAAGATACTACTAGGTCAAACACTATTTTGTGTTCACCTTCAAAGTATTCTTTCTTTAAAAAAGGTATTACTCTTCTGCAATATTGATCATCACTAATTAAGTGATTCAGTATCTGCGTCGGTATTTGATTTGATATTTCCAATATGTGCTCCATTATCTAATGAGTCTTCAATAATATGTTGAAGTACTCCACCTATATAGTTTTTAAATTTTATGTCATTTAAAAGATCATCTTCTTCGAATCCAGCTGTTGTGATAGGATTCCAGGAAAAAGAAAGAGTTGCAGTACCAAGTTCAGGGGATTCTTTTACACCCACCTTTCCATATATATACTTAACTCCTTTCCATTTTCCTGTTGTAAGTTCTATTGCGTACCAATCTTCCTCATTTGATTCTATAAACTTATAATCATTTATATCAATAATTGCTTGATTGTTACTCATCTTCGAAATCCATTTCGATCTCTAACATTGGTTTGTGCCCAATTTGATATTGGCTTTTAATAAATTTCTTAAAGTCAGTACCTTCAAATATCGGATCCCAAAATTCTTTTTCAAGAGCATCTTTAGCTCTTACTTTAGGATCAAGTAATTCTCCAGTTTCTTTATCAACTCTACAATACCAGCCATTTGAAGGCTTAGCAACATAATTACCAGCTAAAGCAACATCTAGCAAACCAGAGTAAGTTTCAATACCACCTTCCCATGTAACTGAGATAGGTACTTTTGATTTTTCTCTTACAAATCTTGATTTTTCAACATTGATTACAAAGTGATAACCTTTGATTTCAGTACCTTGCTTTTCTTGCTTCCTGCCAATAATCCATATGTTATCAGCTGAATAATATATACCTGTTCCACCAGAAACGATTGCTTTTGGAAACAATCCAATCTCTTGATAAGTATGATTAACAGCAAGTAAAGGAACATTCCTCATAGTTAAATAAGGAGTAACCATTCTGAATAATCCCTTTAATGCTTTAGCTCTTGACATATCAGCTACTGATTTTTCATTCAGAGCATCTTCTAATTCTTTCTTTGAAGCCAAGTTACCAATAGAATCTATGATAATAATAACTTTATCATCACGTTCTATTGCTTCTAATTGGTTAACTAAATCAAATTTTAATTGTTCTACATCCGTAATTGGTGTATGCAATACTCTTGATACATCAATATCAAATGATTCAAAGTATGATTGTGGTGAACCAAATTCAGAATCATAAAACATTAATACTGCATCACTATGCTCTTTCATATAAGCACTAGCCATAAGTAAAGCAAATGAGGTTTTAAAATGCTTACTTGGACCTGCTAAAACAGTCAATCCATTTGTAAGTCCACCTTCTACATCACCACTTAAAGCAACATTAATCATAGGAACATCAGTTGTTACTATATCTTTTTCACCAAAATATATAGAATCTTCCAACACTGCTGTGCCTTTTATTCTACTATTCTTTTTTAATTTATCCATTATAGACATTATCGATACCTCCTATCTGGTCTTAATTGCATTGATCTTTCTTGTTTACGCCACCTAGCTATACCTTCAGCTTTCTTTCTTTTACGTTTAGCAGTAGGCTTTTCATAGAATTCTCTACGCCTAACTTCTTGAACGATTCCAGCTCTTTCACAAGCCTTTTTAAACTTTCGTAATGCCACATCAAATGGCATTGGTTTAGATGGTCTTTTATCTTTAGGATGTCTCTTCCTAGGTGTTAAATCTATACTAGGCAACGTACTGATCTCCCGGTTCCCATGAGCAGCCTGTTAGACCACCAGCTTTGAGAGCCTTAATTGTTCTTAAGATTTCATCAGCGCTTCTTCCTGTATCTAATGCATTCACAGATACGTGTTGAATATCGCCATTTGGATTTACAATAAAAGTTGCTCTTAAGCTTACACCTTCATCTATATCTAGTATTCCACATTCACTTGATAGATACAAACCTGTATCTGCAGCCAATGTGTGTTTTATTGATTTGATAGTTTCATTTTGCAACTTCCAATTAAGTTTACAATATTCATTATCACCTGATATTCCTAACACAATAGCTTCATCCATTAGTTTATCCATACCTGCAATTTCAGTTGGACAAATAAAAGTAAAGTCTTTTGGATAGAAATAAATTACTGCCCAAGATCCTTCCAATTGCTCGGAAGAAACTGTGACATGTTGATTCTCAGCATTGATACCATTAAGGCGAAACGCTGGGAATTGATCATTTACACTAAGCATATATTCTCCATTTTTTTAATATATTAGATCTATTATAACATAAATTGGTCCAATTGTAAAGGACTTTTTTCATATTCATAGGTTTTTTTCTT